CGAAAGTAACTGTTTCAAGCTCAAACTTTTCAGTAGCAAGAATATGTCGACCGATTCGGCGAGCTTGTCCACGAGATGTACAACCAAACCCATCTAGTTCAATTTCTCGGTAACCATAACGAGCAATTCCGTCATAATCTTCAACGTACTCTAATTTTTCAGAGTATAAATCACTTGGGTCTAACCATTTTATAATAGCTACAGTATGCCTTGCTTTTATGCTTGAAGATGAGTAGTTAAAAGCCCCTCCTACTACGTTTGAATTATTATACAGATAGGTTGGTATTGCGGGTCTATCTTGCATAACTTCAAGAGTACCTTGTTGAAAGAATACAATACCTCTAAATAGTGCCGCCATTCTCTGAACAACAGAGTAAGCCTCTTCCCTTGAAGAGATAAGCATATTACATGTAAATCTAGGCTCTTTAATAGCCGAGTTACCTGAAGCCGCTGCGACGCCACCTATTTTTGCCTCTTTTGTGTCACAAAAAGTATAGCTGTTCGGAAGCCTGCCAGGACGAGTATCCGGGGCTACAGCATCACAGTACTTTGCAATTTCGTAAATTTTCCATTTATTTAGTAAGCTAGAATCAATATAATTTCCGAGGCCATACCTAGTATTTGTTACAAGATCGTAAAAACACCAAGCTGGATTATCTGTCCAGTAATTTTCTTTAAAGGTACCGTCCCATTGACCACTATAATTTCTTTCAGTTACTTTTCCTTCTGCGTCAAACTCAAGTGTATAATTACTTGGAACTTTTACCCTAAGAAGTTTAAGGTCATACATTCTTTGTGGTATTGACCCATCAAAATTATTTGAATCAATAGTAAGACCAAGTAATGTCGTATAAGGATGAGTAAACTGATTTCGAGAGTAAATTGAATAATTTTTTAGATACATTCTATTATGGGCTCGTTCATTTTCAGAATCAGCCCTAAATTTTGTAATACGAAATAAAATTATATCATCTACTTTATTAGCTTCACTATAGTTTTGAAGATCTTTTGGTGTTGACCACCCCGGAGGAAGTTCAACTACAAAAGTCCATTCAAAAGGAAAATTTGTAAGCTCAAGATTACCTTGTTCAAAAGTAACTCTTGATACCCAAGTCCCAGTACCGTCTGATTTATTATTTACTTCAATACGAAATCCAATGTCTGTTCCGTCTCTTCCACCACTTTTCTTATATCGGAATATTCCTTCTGGAAAACTAAAAGTAAAAGCTACCGCCTCCACAGATGGATATGCCCCATCAGAATCATCTCGAATTTGTACTTGTTGAATAATTGAATTATTTAATAAAAGCTCATCTCTAAAGTTAGGGGCTTTTACAGCTCCAAGAAGAGTATACTGGGAAAGAACTGATTGGTCTGAAGTTCCATTACGAAACTCCTGACGAAGATTAGAAGTATTAATACTGCCTGCGTAAGACTGAACCGGAGTGCCATCTAAATAAATATACTTAAGAGGCTCATTTGTTGGCCATCCTTCTATTGGTCCTTCGCAAATTGCATCAATTATTTGGGTAGTTACAAAAGTTCCTTCCTTGCCAGTTGTACCGCTGTTGGAAGCAACAGCTTGAGCCCCAATACTGGAGGAATAATTCACACTACTACTAGTTGAACTATTATTTGTATTTCGTCTATCTCTTCCATCCCCTCTTGCCATTATAAATTACCTATGATTTATCATAGCATCTCCAGTATATGAGCCGGCAATTCTTACCGGCTTATAAACTGGGGTTGCAATTGTATTACCCGAAGAGGTTGTGTGAGCTACTACCTCATATGTGCCATTACCTAAATTTACTTCATTCACGGAAATAATCTTAGCAATTTGTTCAGCTGTATAGCCGGGAACCGATATTAAGTTTGAAACAACATATCCATCATCCTTTACTGTTCCTCCGGCAATATCTTCGGCCGGGCCTATATTAAGAGTATGGTCTTTACTAGTTTCTGTATCTGTATCATAATATGTCCAAGCCTTTGAAACTTCCGTGTAGCTAGAAGTAAATGTAGCTGAGAGAACAATACTTCCTACCATCATACGCCCATATCCTACTGGAATTGGCATGCCCTGACCTATAATATTATCTGTATTGGATAAAGAGGAAGACTCTGGGCCTCCTCCATCCGGCCCATCAGGCCCCGCTAATAGAGAGGATACTCCGGCCATCAATAAACTAAATCCGATTGCCTTTACTATAAATGTACCCCCTGCGGCTAAAGCTTCTGGAAGAAATGCCACGATTAGCTCTGGCCTAAATATTAAAACAGCCGCTAATATGATCAATCCAACAGTTTTTAAAAATCCGGCTCCGCCAATGACCGGTACAATATCTATAATTGAATCTGACTTAAGAGGGAGTAAACATCCCCCTATCTCTTGAGCCTCTGCATCTACTAAGATGTTATAAGTCCTCATGTCTTTAATAAATTCTTCCGTAAAATCATCAAAGTTTGCTTGTAAAGCATCAATTACTTCACGAACAGTAGAGGCTGCAAATTTAAATTCGCTCCCATATTTTTCTTCTAAATGTCCGTGAAGTCGAACTGTAAGCATGTTTCTTCCTTTGGAGTTATGTAGTATAGCGTGCTTGGCAGGCTAATTACTAAAAACGGTATATTTATTCGTTTACAACTAATTTTATCTTCTGCTGAAGGTTCCCCGCCTTCTGGATGTGAGTGATATATACACTCTATTTCCTTTTTATACTTCAGAAAATGTAATGGATGAATCATCCATGTTTCTTTTTTATCTTCTGCAATATTCTCAAGTTCAATTATTTCGCCAGATTTAAGTATAAAGCCACAAATTTCTTCATCTGTAATCTTTGACTTCAACTCTTTAAATAGGCTTTCCGTAAAGTCCAGCACTGGGGAACCCTCCAAAAGGTAATGCTCTTGTACCAAATCTTAGTTTACAAGAAGTTAATCTTTTTCCGCAGCGATCTTCTGCCGCAGTTAGCACAATTCTATCGTCTTGGTCAAAATATTGTGAAGTTATTATCTGAGATACCGATACAATAAGGTCATTAGTACCACTTGCTCCGCCTAAATAAGTACCATCTATAGTAAGAATTTCTCCCGGTGCACTATAATTTGCTCCGGGGGCAGTTACTACAATAGTTGCAGTAGAGTACGAAGCACTTGCTGCAGTAACTGTAACACTAAGACGAATTCCTCTGCCAGCTAAACTCGAGCTTTTAGTTGCGACATCTTTGTTGGTACCAACAGGAGTAGCCCCCGTTATTCCAGTAGCAGTTTGGCTTAAACTTACTTTATAAGTCCCTATCCCGCCAGTTGTGCCAGTTAATTGAGATACAATTCTTGTTCCAGCTACAACACTTCCACCTGTTAAAAACATTCTTGCTCTAATAGTCCCACTTGTAAGAGTTGTAACTGTCATAGTTGTGCCACTAATTGTAGCAGCAATTACTGCCGGAGCACCTGCGCTGCCTGAACTATAAGTAACTGTCTTCGCCCCATTGTACGCCCAATTACAGGGGTCTGCCTTATAAACCCACGGGCATACATTAGCAACTACTTGACGACGAGGTATCTGTACTCCTTCTACATCCCATGCTGGAGCAAGTTCATAAGTAATTTGACCAGGAGTTTCTTCTGACATTCGATCAATTACATAAACATCATCTGGAAATTTTGCATTTGGATCTGCTGTTGGATTGCCGAGGGTTGCTCCAGTTGTTTGATATATGGTTGGAGTTAAGGTTGGATTACTTACAACCTCTAATTGAGCCCCCCAAGCGTATATACCTGTAGTTATAGTATTACCATTTGTTGGGCTAACACCTGCGTATGATACCCCAGTAGGGTTAAAGTCATTGTCTATATATACATAATATTGAGGATTTAAAGCACCGGACATTGTAGAAAAAGTTACCCAGCAACGATACCAGCCATTTCCAACATTCTGTATTCCAGAACTTAAAACAGTTGGGCCAGTTGTTCTAGTGACAGAACTTACAGTACCATTTATTAAATCAAAAGTTTTACCACTTAAATTTGTATCGGTTTTACTTGAAGCAAGAAGAGCGGCATATTGTCTTTCCCCCGCTTTTAGATACATTGAAAAACATACGGAGGTATTATTTGCGAGTCCAGTTACTGGTTTAAGTACAGTATGGGAAGTATTCGTCCCATTTGATTCATATACCTTATCCGCGGTTAATGTTCCATTTGGAGCTACAGCGACATTCGCAGCGACATTCGCATTTGATTGAGTCCAAGTATTAAAAGCTTCTGAGTTAACAAATAAGTTTCTTGTTTTAAAATTTGCACTATCAAGAAACTTTACAAGGGTACGAATTCTTCGTATCTTTGCGCCTACAAGATTTGCGTATGCTTTATTTAACTGAGTAAATGCGAGATCATGATTAGCAACTGTAAGTGTTGGGCGCGGAATTTCTCCTGAAGAAGAAAATTGAACTCCTTCCATTTGAATCGGGCGGCCAGTAAATTTTGCTCCATTCCATTCAACATTTGGGCTCGCAGTTCCATAGTTTTCATTGTATCCATTATGAAACCTATATACTGTTGGACTAATAGTAGGGTAATAAGATTGAAGCGGGCTAAGCTCTAGTTGAAATAATTCAACCACAGAAGAGGGATTATACTTATATAATTCTTCTAATACTGAATTCTGTGGAGAAGCCATTATTCGTATACCCTTTCAAAAGTAGCAGTTAACGTGCCGACAGAAGAACTATTTACCCCTGTATGATATAAAGTGCTCGCATCCCAATTTCTACAAATTACTTTTACCTCCGACTCTCCGGGAGGCTGAAATGTAAATGCAGTATTTCCTCCTTTTGTTTCAAGAAAGGATACCATATTAAAAATATCAGTGAATGAGCGATTGGCAAAAGTAAGGCTCCAACTTTCATTCATATAGTTGATACCGTCTTGAGCGCGCTGACTATATCCATCGCCAAACTTTACTTCACGAATACGTGGAGCACTTGACTTGCTCAAAGATCTATCTGGAGTGTATGTCCAATCTGGCATTATCTTCTACCTTTATATAATAGACCGCCTGGTCTTTGCTGATTGAATATTTCTTGTTTTACTGCATTTGAAATAGCAACTCCAAGCCTACGAGTTTGATCCTCTGTGTTATCTTTTCCTCCAGCTGAAGTTTGAGTTTGGGTCTGGCCCCCTTCAATTGCAACGTTTACGGAAATATTATTTACATTTCCTCCGCCATTGCTCATTGTAACTGGAATTGAACGCCCATCAGGAAGAGGAACATACGCCTCTGGGCGTGAGCCTTCTCCGAACATTGCTAGTTGTGGGCTTCTTGCTACCCCACCTCTTGCATATCTTTGAAGAGGTGTGGGGCCCGCTGAACTCATAATGCCCCCCTTAGCAAAACCATAGTTAGACATACTTGTAGCATCAGAAGGTAAGCTCCCACTAGGAGTATAGTTCAATTTAAACCCCGGCCCATCTGTGATAGCAGGCCCGCCTGAGGCGCCACTAGGAGTACCTCCTGTTGGGGCAAAACTTCCTATAGCTTGACCGATAGCTTTTACAAGCGCGTCTCTTTTTCCTTGTTCTTTAGCCCTTTTTGCGGCGTTAAGCATCATATCTATGCCCGCCTGAATTTTTATAATTAGACTACTTAATAAATCCTTAGTAGTATAAAATAACTTTTCTATAACACTAAAAATAGTTTTACCCGCATTATCAATATGGTCTTTAAGTATGCTCCCACTATTTTTAGTTTGGTTAATAATTCCATCACCACTCTGTTTCTCTTGGCGCATAGAATCTTCTGCTTTTTCAAGTATTTGTTGATTTATATCGCAGCAAGAACTAGCAGTTTGTGGTATGTTTGATTGGGGTATATTTGAGTCAGTTATAACTGGTCTGGATGCAAAGGGGTCGTTTTCTGAAAGCATATTACTGCCACAACATTTAGCGGTATTCTCAGCAATTTGCTTAAGATATATTAAGCTAGAGTCTAAATGCTCTACTGCTTTTGGTATGCCAGTACTCTCGTTTACTGCCTCTTCAGACGCCTTAGCAGCTCTTTCTTGCGGACCAACTAAAATTTTTGATAAGTCTTCAAAGCCGGGTATTTTGAGCTTTTCAAAAATAGCTCCAAATCCTGCAGCGATGCCTTCTTTTAATTTAGCTTTTGCTGCTTCCGCTAAACCTTCTTTGATACTATTTCTTAAAGCATCGCTAATTCCTTTAAATACATTCTTGCCTTCTACAATTGCATCAATAAAAGCATCCGCAGCAGCATTTACAGAGTTATAGAATATATCTGCGAGTTCTTGAGTAATTGATTTTGCATTTTCAAGAGTCTTAATAAAGTTTTGACCAATTGCTTCTGACACATCCTCCCAAGAGGTAGTCATCTTCTGCGTCCAGCCGAATACTTTTTCGGCTGCTTCAATTTGACCTGCACTTATTTCAGAAATTTGAGCGGCAGCCCCCGACGTGACTTCATCTTTTGCAGCTTTTGCTGCTGCTGGCAGCATTTCGCCTGCTTTTTTAAACGTACCAGATAAAGTTTGCTCAAGAGTATTTAGTCTCCCTAGCTGCGCGGTATCGCCCTCTTTTTGGGCAGTAGACTTTAATAGCTCTAAGTCACTCTTCATCTTAATTTCTTGAAGATGTAGTTGAGCCGCTAAAAGTTCAAATTCAAGATCAATACTAGCAAGTCTTGAATCTCTTTCTTGTAGGATAAGGGCTTTTCTTTTTTCTCCGAACTCTATCTCTAAATCCAATGATTGTTTTGAGGTAAGAGCATATTCGCCTATTCCCTTATTTCGTAAATTTGTTGCTTTTAGCTCATTTTCGCGAATAGTTCTTTCGCTATCTAACACAGAAGACTTAGAAGCCGTAATTCTATCTTGAATGTCAGAGACAGTTTTTAACGCCTCTATTTCTGCTTCAATTATTTTTACAGTATTTTCTCTAGCAGCATCCATGACTGCTACAGTTGCTTGGGTTACGCTAGCATCAACTTCTGATACTTGGGCAGCAGCAGCAGAATTAACTTCTCTAAGTTGAGCCCTTAAAGCCTCTGGAAGAAGAGCCGCAGCTTTATCAAATGTATTCGGCAACTCCTCTAATAATTTTTTTACTTCATATATTTCTTGGGTCGCGTTGAGCTTACCACTGCTTAATAGAGTTCTTAAAGACTCTTCTGTCTGTATTCTTTGAACTTTTAGTTGAGCAGCTAAAAGTTTATTTTCCATCATTATGACTTCTTTTTTCCTAGAAGCTTCTTCCTGTATTAGGCGCTTTTTCTTATCTGCAAACTCAATCTCCAGCTCTAACGTCTGCTGAGCAGTCATTTCAAACTTATTCAAAGATTCATTTTTAAAATTTGCGGTTTTTAGCTCGTTCTCTCTTATCTTTTTCTCATTATCAAGAGCACTACTTCTAGCCGAAGTTATTTTATCTTGTAAACTACCAACCACATTCATCATGTCTAATTGACTTTGTGCTATTTCAACTGCAGCCTGTTCATAAGCTATAATAACGGATTTTTCCCTCTCAAGTCTATCGTTTTCTAATAGAACAAGTTGAGTTTCTCTATTAATATTTGCTTCCTGTAGCTGTAAATTAGCAATAGTATCATAATTGACTTTATCTAATCCACTTAAAAGTCCTCCTAAAGCGTCGGCCTCTTTGGTTAGGCCTTCTTTCCTCAACTCTTTTTGAGCTAACGTAATTTGTGCTTTAAGAATACCTAGTTTGGCTGTATTAACTTTTTCTTCAAGTCTAATTTGAAATATTTTTGCATCTTTTTCAGCTTCTATAGCTTTTTTCTTATCTGATTCAAATCTCTTAAATAGTTCTAATTCTTGTACTGCACTAACTTCTCCAGTACCTCCAGCCTTAAGGTTGGCATTTATCATTAGGGCTCTAGCATTTTCTTCATTTGCATTCATTAAGCTTTTGGCTGCGGTTATTTGCGCCTCTATAATAGAAAGAACTTCTCTTTCTTTATTTGCTCTATGCTCAATATTAGTAAGAACATCTTGAGCCGCTCGGAGCTCCGCTTCATTAATAAATTTTTGTTGCCTGAAAGTTAATAACTGTGCTTTCTTTTTTAATTCATTAAATTTTGCCTCAGCTTGTTCTCTTTCAATAGTACCCTCGGCTTGAGCATCCAAGAATCTTTTTGCTTCTTTAAGTTGAAGACCCATTAATTCAAATTCTTTACCAAAAGATTCTGTTTGTAGCCTATCTCTTTCTGCGGCGTTAGCTCTTGTAATAAAACCTTGCTCTTTTATTATCTCGTTATGAGCTTTTTCCATTTCTTGTATATGGGCAATAGTCGTGGCGCGTCTATCTAACTCTACTATAATTTCAAGTTCTCTTTTTAATTGTATTTGAATTTCGTCACTAAGTTTTTTTTCTGTGGCCAAAATATTCTCTTTTCTGTCCGCCACGCTCTCTAAAGCTCTTACTCTTGCTTCATCAATTTGTTTTTGGCTTGAGTCTAAAGCTATATTTTGTAATCCTAATGCTTTTAAGCTCTGATTAACAGCAATAGCAGCGTCGCCTTGATCCATGCCTTTTACTTTAATAGTCTCGAGATTGCGTATAGCATTCGCCTCACTATTAAGTTCTTTAAAATCTCGCGAAGCTTCTTTTAGTCCATAAAAGTTTATTTGTTGCTGGGATAAACCCTGCACAAGAGTGAGAGTGTTTACAAAACCTTCAGTAGCATTTTGGGCTCCTTCTAGAGCCTTAATTGAGTCAGATAATTTTTCACGAAGTGCAGTATATTCGGAAGTTACTTTCAGTTTATTTATATACTGAGTAAAGGCATCATTCGTATCCTTTACTGATTTGGCAAGATTTTGTTGTGCCTTAATTTTCTTATCCGCAACCTCTAAAAACTGCTCTGATATTTTTAAGCCTTGCTCTTCTGTAAGATTGTTTTCTTTTATGTACTCATTTAAATTAGAGTATGACTTTCCTGTTTGCCCAGTAAAGTTTTGAAATTCTTTTTGTAAAAGTGAATTAGACTCAATTTGAGTATTTAAGTTATCAGTAATCTTAGTTACAGAAGTACCCCACCAAGCACCCGAGGCAACGGCGGCTTGCTGTGCGTTTTTTAATTTATTAAATTCGGAAGATGCAGTTGAGACTATATTACTTTGTGCATCAATAAGCTGCGACTGACTAGTTATAGATTTAGAAGCTCCCAATACTGCCAGATTAACTTCTTTTGAATTTGTAGCTAGTTCTTTTGTAGCCTCGCCGGCCTTATCAAGACTGTCAGCATACACCTTTCCTTCGTCTGAGCGAAAAAGATTAAATAGCCAAGTAACACCCTGAATAAGAAGATCTAGAAAAAATAAAACTTGGCCAATAAAAGGTATAGCAGTAAATATACCTTTTATTGCTATTCTTGCGGTGTTGCCAAAAGATGTAAATGCGGCGCCAGCTCTTTGGACTGCTGCAGTCATACTTTGAATCGTAATAGCTGTACTTGTACCTGTTGCAGTAAGTCTTGCTCTAAAAGCGGTAAAAGTAGCTGAGGTAGAGGTTCCAAAATCTTTTATTGATTGCCATGCGGAGCTAAAGGCGCCAGATACTTGTGCTGTAAAAGATTCCCAAGTTATTCCACCCAGTTCCTTTTGCATAGTCTCTCTATAGGCTTTTGCATCTTCAAGAGACTTTGCAAATTGTTCCCTATAGTTTTTAAAACTAGGATCTTCGTCGAGAGAGCCAAGTCTTTCTGCGCCTTTAACTAAAAGGCTGGTTTTAGCTTCGAGAGCAGGGCCTTTTGCGCCTGAGGCGAGTGCAGCTCTTCTAGCTTCCGCTTCTATTACTTTTTTAAGTTCTTCGTGATAAGCTCTTAGTGCTACTAGTTGGGCTGTTTGCGAACTTACTCTTCCCGCCGCAATATCTTTCTCTTCTATGGCCACCCTTGCCGCTATGGATTTATTTACGGTAGTTTGAACTCTGCTCAACTCCTTAAGAGAATTTGCTTCCTCTAAAGCAGTATCTATTGCTTGCCCTCTTTTTCCAAGAACGCCCTCTAAACTAGCCATGCTGGCTTTTCTAGCTTGCACCTCTACTGCTGCTGCCTCTTTTTCTATTTCTGCTTGTTGAGAAGTTTTTACAGCTAACATAGCTGTGGCATTGGCCATCTGCGATAATACTGGAAGAGCCTGAGAAATTATTCCTTTTGACAATATTCCGATAAAACCCGCTAAAGCGAGTTTACTTTCAGCAAAAAAGCCAGCGACGGGGCCAAGTACAGTATTGAAAAAATTAAGTATTGTAGTACCTAGTTCCTGAAGAGTTGCACTTAACCTATCATACGGATTAGCATCAACATTATCGCCAATCGCACCAAATTTCTGTTCTCCTTCTGCAAGAACAGCATTCATAAATCCTTGGCGCTTTTCGAAATTTGTTAGTTGAGAAGCACTTTTACCCAGTGACTGAGCATATTTTTGGCTTGCTTCGTCAATACGAACCATGATTCCAAGTTCATCAAGAAGTTCTGGTTCAAGTTTTGTGGCACCCTTTACAAGTCGATTCATTGAATCTTGTACATCTCGTCCTAGTGCAACGCTTGTATTTGTTGCGACAGTACCGAGACGTTCAATTACGGAGGTATCAAATCCAGCCGAGGTTATTTGGGCCACCTGCCGCATGGAATCTTGAAGGCTTATTGAATACTTAGTAGATTCCTGCAAACCTTTAGAGAGAGATACCATTGAAAGGCCGCTTGCTTGGCCTAAAGCAACTAAACCTTGTGTTAGTTGCTCTACCTGAGCGGCTCTCTGAAGTGCCGCGAAAGCGGCGGTGGCGGCGAATAAGTTAGCGGCAAGAGTAGCGTATGCGCCGACGAGACCAGAAGATCCCGACATTGCGTCCCGCATTTTTGAGAAGTTTTTAGTAGTATTAGAAGAGGAGCCCGAGGCCCCTTTTAGTCCTCTATCAAAATGATCGTGGGCTTTTGATGCTTCATTTGCTGCTTGAGCATTTTTTCTACTGGCTTTTGTATTTCTATCTTGAGCACCAGTATTTTCATTGACGGCATCAGTTACTTGCTCAACTTGACGCTGAACAACTTTTACGTTTTTGCCTTCTACGACTACTTCTAAAAGTACCTTACCGTCAGCCATTATTTTCTCTTTAATTTGTCGTACGCACGCTTTATTTCTTGCTGAGAAGCTTTAATTGCGTGAGCGTCAAGCCTAGATAATATCTCCATCAACAATTCGACATTATCTATTTGATATAGTTTGAGATAAATAGGAAGATTTGTGAAATCTTTTCCGACGTACCCAACATCAGGGTATACTCGGTTTCCTAGTCTATCATAAATATTAAGCGCTTCAATTACGATATCAGGAAAGTCTTCAACGCCGGGAGGGCATTTCTCAGGGTCAATCTCTTTACCAAGTTCTTCCTGTATTGTAATATATCTTTCTTTTGACATTCCCGTAGCGGAATGTCTATGCCATTCCTCAATCCTCAGCCAGAGCAGTTCTCTCTGTTCCTCTACGAAAATTGGCAAGGTCAAAGACAACCTCGTTTACCCAAGTATCAAATTCAGTAGAGTTTTGAACAAGAATTTCTGCCTGATCGGCATCATAGGGAAGAGTAGTATTGGAGTCGTTATCTCCAAGATCTACTAAAAGTAGATCCTCAAGATATTTAAGTTTAAGACCCTTCCAGTCCTTAATAGTTGCTTCTGAGAACTCACGAATAAACTTCTCTTCGTTGAGAATTTCTTCTGGTTGGCGAGTCTTGCGATCGAATTTGGTTTGAACACAGCGCTTACGAAGCGCAATAAGTTCTTTACGGGATAGATTTGCTACTTTTACTTCAAATCCGGGGCAGCCGGGGAATTCAATCCAAGCTGTTTTTACATCACACATTAAATCCTGTAATCTCATTATATACCTCTATACATTAAAATTATTACTTTTTTTAAAATTCTCAGAAGCCAGCAAATACTGAAGGTTGCTGAGAACGTGTAGACCACTAACATTTTTGCCCTGAAGTGGTATAATGTGATCTACGTGGTACCCACTAGGGCAATTCTTATAAAATTCTTTTATGCTTTCCAATTCAGACCAGGCCGTAGTTCTTTGTAATTTTGCTGCCCTGCGCCTAGCCTCTACTGCATTTTTTGTTGGTTTTACATAGTCTCGGTAGTCACATTCTTTACAAATATACCTTAACCCATTAGTATTGTAGGAGGACACACTAAAATTTTCTATTGATAGTACTTTTTCGCAATTAAAACAACTTTTTAATCCATGCAACTTCAATATCCAATTTTTTATTCTCACATGTTTTGGTTTATCGGGAAAATATTTTTTCGCAAATCTTGTAAGAGTATCTTGACTAATTCCTGCTTCATTTACGCCATATATTATAGCGTCAATATAACTCTTTCTTTCCTTTTGCGTATACAAAGGGATATTATTATCTATCAAATATTTTTCTATAAGTTCTTTCATAAAAAATTAAATGTTTAATTGCACAAAAAGTCGGGAGGAGAAATTCCCCCCGACTTTTCGTATTATACCCAACGTCAAGTTCTTTGTCAAGAATTATTTTTCGTTAGGTCTTAAACACCATAAGCTATCGTAGCTTCGTTTGTGCCATCAAAGTTTCCAGAGGCTGGTAGGGCATGGAAATTTGCTTCCAGAGTAAACAACTCATCTGGGTTAATTGTTGGGATCTCAAGGTGCGCAGTTGGCAGGATCAGACTAAGTCTATTGCCTGTAGAGCCCCCGATATTAATTGTCATGGCGTGAGCATTTCGTATTGTTGGAATTGAGCCAGTAGCACCACCGCTTGATCCAGTAATCAGGTCACTCCATAGTTCTGCCGACTTACTACCACTAATATCAGTATCATAATAGCATGTAACCGTTCCGGAAATACTTCTCGTTCCGGTAATATTACCAATTGTTTGGTTTACCTTTCCAAGTTCTTCCGGCATCAGAAAGTTAATATTAT